ATCAGAAAGTCCTGCAAGAGTTGATGATCCACCTCCAACTGAATCTGCATAAGCCTTAACAGCAGCTGAAGTTGGAATTGTTGTGTCGTTATTGTTTGATCCAATACCTTCACCCTGAGTTACTACCGAAGCAGCTGCAAAGTCGGCAACTTCTATGTTTGTTATAGAGTTACCTGTACCATTTGCATCAATTGTTTTGTTAGTAAATGCAGTAGATGAACTTGCAGTAACAGTAATGTCACTTGTAAGTGCTACTGTTCCAGCAGATGCAGGAAGTGTAATTGTAACATCTGCCGTGGCTGCAGGGCCGATCAAAGTTACTGCATTAGTTCCATTGTCTGTATCTTCTTTGAAAAGTATCGAACCAGCTGCACTTGAAGAACCTGTCAATGTTGGTGCAGTCAGAGACTTATTTGTAAGTGTCTGGGTTCCTGTCAGAGTTGAGACTGTAGAATCAATATTCAGAGTGATTGTGTCAGTTGCACTTGCGACTGAAGCAATACCTGTTCCTCCTGCAATGGTGACTGTGTTACCTTGAGTGACAGATTGTGCCGAACCTGAATCACCTGTGACTGAAAATGCAGTCATACCAGTTACACTTCCAGTACCAACTACCGAACCATTGAAGTACAATGAACCTCCAATATTATACAGAGTATTTGCAGTAGTGCCTGGAGCAGAACCAGATGGTATTGTTATTTTACTAACAGCACCTGTAGTACGAACATTAATTGCTCCTGCACTAGATACATTAAAATCTCCACTTGTTGCTACACTTGCAAACTTAGTTCCATTTCCAACCAGAATATTGGCAGAGGTTGCAGTTTCTAAGTCCGTACCACTTCCAAATCTAGCGTAGATTTCATCAAAATTTCCTTTAATTTTTGTTCCACCAGCTCTTAGTGTATCACCACCACCATCATTTGCTGAAGAACCTAATCCTAAATCTTGTTTTGCCATATTTTACCTATTCGTCTTGCCCCGTAGATGGGTTGTATGTTTTTGCATCTTGATAGAAAGATGATGTCTCATTAAAACCAAAATCATCATCAAAATCAGCACTTGCAGGATCAGGCGTAACTGTATACCTCTGTTCTCGTTTAGGTGCATTTGCAGATGAATCTGTAAATTGATCCACCTGTACTTTTGTAATTACTTGTCCAGAAATAACTGGCCCGTAGAGGTAAGCCTTTGCAGTAAATGTAAGAGTGTATATGATTGCTCTTCGTTCTGCAAAGTCACCCTCATAATTATCTTCGTATGATATACCATTTAAAATAATAGGTACATCACGTTTACTATTCATTGCAACAATATCATTAATAGTGATGGTATACTCTGGTTGAAAGTATGGTAGAATCTGTTCTACTATCTGTAGAGCATCATCACTATTCTTGGCCATTGCATACATCTCAAAGTCAATATTATAAGGAACAGGCATATATTGTGTGTCCACCTTGTTCCCAGATGATCCTGCCTTTTTGACTTTTTGAATCTTGTTGAGTTTCCTTGTACTGTCATAAGTCATTGCACCAATCTCAAATCCAATTCTTGGAAGTGTAATTGCAACTGACTTTGAGATACTAGGATCTTCTCTAAGTCTTGTAAGAAACTTCTGTTTAGGTCCGTATGCTAACGGAACCTTCATAGATTGTTGTACGTTTCCTGAACTATCTCTCCTGACAATATGAATGTCATTGAAAAGTGTTCCAAATCCCACTACGCATTTTCGTAGTGTCTCATGGTAAAAAGTTTGACCAAGCATTATGTTACCTCACCAAAAGGGTTGCGTTCTGTAAAATCAAGTATCGAATCACCTTGCGTTTCAAAATACTCTGAATCAGAAGAAGTATCTATAGTATCTATGTTATACTCCTCACTGACAATAAAGGCTCCATCTTCCGTAATTAAATAGTTAGTTCCAGACTCCGTAGCAGTTTCTAAAACAATTTGATAATCGAGTGCATCTGTAGATTCTGTTGTTTGGATATCATCAATCTCAGATACGCCAGTATCCAGAGCCTCACTACTGTACTCAAATGTACGACATCGCATTTTGAATACTGGTAGATTTGCTATCTGATAGAATGGATCGTCTTGATCCACAAAGGAAATCTCAAAGAGTTTCTTTGCAAGGGGAAAATAAATTAGATCCCCTTCGTTAGGCCTTGTTGTGACTATAAGGTTTTGATCAGTACTAATCAGTTGCTCAAACCTCCTCTTTGAAACTACCCATGTCGCTTCGTCCTGCATATCCAGACCGAAACGTGTCATCATTTCTTTCTGTCCCTCAAAACCTTCGATGTTATCAAGATACATCTCTATCTGGTATGCATCATTGAAACTTGAGAGAGTGTCTTCTCCGAATAAAGTATCTTCGTTTACCAGTTTTCTAGGAAGATAATAAACGTCATGACCAAAAGCTCGGAGTTGCTCAATGATAAGATTTTCGTATAACCTTTGTTCAGAAGTTGTTCCAGTATTGAAATAAACATTTGTCGGCATATCATCCCATCATCATATCAGCAGGTAACCCGAATCCATTGAGCATTTGCTCTTCTAGTAATTTTATCTCTTCATCGGCCTGTTGATAAATTATTTCTCCATTCATCTGGACTCCACCTAACATCTGAACTCCATTGAACTTAATTAGGTTAGCACCCCATTGTTTTTTGATAAGGGATGTTGCATATTTTTTTAGATATGAATCATTGTAAATATCTGTATATGAAGTTGGATCAAGTTTTCTATAACATTCTATAACAATATAATGATTATCACTAATCTCATTAGGCCAATCCATATCCATATACAATCTGTTTTGGTGTAAATTAAACCTTATAGGAACTTCCCCTGTCATAAGATGTTGCATGAAATCTATCTGTTCTTGGAGCATTTTATAATGTACCATAGAAGTTGAAGTGAAATCGTGAATATCATTTAATCTCATCTGATACTGCATATCAAACATATTTCCAGAAGTAGATCCTGTATCTAATTGAAACACTTGTAATACAGAAATAACTGAAGTAGGAAGTGGTAACCATACTTTCTGTTCCAACCATGCATGAGCTCCACCAGAATTATCTACAGCATCTGTAACACTCTCTGTATAATTTGTTACACCTCTAGTTTTTTCAGCTGCCGTAATCTGATGTTTGAGATACATCCTCTCCACCCCATCCATGTGAAACTCTGAAAAATATTGAAGAGCTTCATCTAATCTATCATCTACTTGATCTTCATCAACATTAATTTCAATGACAGGTTTACCCAATGCCCTGAGACAATATTCTTTTAAAGTTGCTTTTGTGTTTGGTGATGCCATATTCTATCCTAATGCGATTGCGAATGCTGATGCCTGGGCACTGACATGAGTTTTAATTGCTTTTTCTGTTACTAATTTAGTCTCACTTGCGACATTAGTAAAAAATGCTTGGACACTAGTATCAGAATCATCTTCGATTAAAATACCATCTATTGTCTGTCCTGAGTCAAACTGTAATGTTCCTGTGAGTTGTATGTTTCCAGTTGATGTTATGTTTCCTGTTTTTATATTTGCTTGATCTGTAACATTTATATCTCCAGAAACAACTCCTGTATCTGAAGTGGTTATAAAATTAAAAACATCTAAACTTTCATCCCATATAAGCGCAACATTAACCTGTTGGCCTCTTTCTGTAACAAATCCAGAGTCTTTAGTGTTATTTGCATTACTTGCTATTGCAGTATTCAATGCAATAATTGGATCTTCAGTTGCAATCTTGACTGTCTCTTCAAAATTACCTTGGACTGTCAAGTTACCTGAGAGAGTTATATCTCCTGTAACTGCAAGAGTAGAACCATTAAATGTCAGATTTCCACTATCTTCTAGTTCCCCTGCCGTTCCTGCAATCACCACCCGATTGTCCGTCAGATCCGAAACCTTTGCAGATGCAAGAGTCGCAGCTGTTGAAATACTTACATTCGGTGTAGTCAGAGTATTACTAGAACCATCAAAGGTAAGATTGGCCTCAACTGACATTGCAGAGGTTCCATTACCTGTGAGTAACTTATTTGCAGTAATAGTTGCAAGTCCTGTTCCTCCATGAACTACTCCAATCGTATCACTTGCAGAAGATTGAAGTTCTGCAAGGCCTGTTACGTTTCCAGATCCGTCAAATAATCCTTTTAATGGTACTTTATCAGCCATAATTTATCTTTAGTTTGGTACACCTGTATTTCCAGAACCAGCATCATCATCCCATGTAATAGGATGAGTATGTACATTATAATTTGTTTTTGATATGAAATGTCCTTGAAATAATGAAAACAACATCATTTGTTGGAATATATTATATGTAGTAAGTGTCCCATTAGCTTTCTTAAAACTCATCTTAAAACCAGTAATGGATATTCCTCCTACTGATCCATCAGCCTTAGTAAAATCCAAAGTAGCTGCAACATCCTCACCACCTATTTTTCGTGCAACCCCACTAGCATCACCAACCCACATTTTGAGGTCAGCAAGATTAATTCCTATTTCGCCTGTGGATAAATCTCCATTAGAAGGAGTAGTCCCTGAAGATGTACTACGTTTATGTTGTATTGCTACTGCCATTAGAATGTTCCAGCGTCAATGGTTGCTGTATAACTTGGATCAGCTCCAGACCCACCTGAGATTAAAAACTGTCCAGAAGTTCCTGCAGCCAATGCAGTAAATGCTCCTGTTCCAGATCCAACTAAAAGTCCGTGATCTGTAAATGTAGTTGCACCAGAACCACCATTTGCAACTGCAAGTGTTCCTGAGACTGCATTTGAATCACCTAATGGAAGTTGACCATAAGTTGCCTCATTTCCTACTGTTCCAGCAGAAAGAAGAATCTGATTTGCAGTTCCAGATGAATTTACATGGATTGCATTTGTGTCAGCATCAATAGTTGTTCCACCAATTACGTTTATAACATTTCCGTTTTTAGTAAGACCTTCTCCAGCAGTTATCTGTCCTGCACCAGAGAATTGTGAAACTGTTAAAAGAGTTGTTCCTAAAGTTGGAGTTCCATTATGTGAAAATACATATCCATTTTCTTGTTGTGTAGAACCTTGTTCAACAAAGGTAAATGTTCCACCTGTAAGTTCTGCGGCCACATTTGCATCATCAGCTCTTGTAAGAACTAATGCAGCTCCAACTGCTCCAGCAGTTGATACCTTGTAGATACCATTTTGTTTTGCATCTGTTTGATCTTTAACCAAGACTCTCATATTTAAAGTCAACTCAATACCATCAAGACTTATTACTCCACTGGAACCATTTGTTAAGGTTCCTGCTCCATTACTGTAAGTATAACCTAAGTTAGCTGTTGTCGCAACATCTACCGATTCTTTAACATCTAATCCATTTACAACTCCATCAACATATCCTTTGTTAGCTGCATGACCATCAGCAGTTGGGGTTGCAACATTTTTTATAACATTACTATTTGCATCAATATCACTTGCAGATGAAAGAATAATATCACCAGAACTAGAAGTAATTGTATTTCCATTAATATCAATTTGGTCTACTGTAAGTTGAGTCAGTCCTGCAATAGCTGTTGATGTTGCTCCTAATGCAGTACTTGTAGATCCTATTATAACTGCACTATTTGCTAATTTTGCATTTGAAATAGACCCTGCAAGTTGCCCATCTGAAACTCCACCTGTTTTAATAGATACTGCACCACTTGAGACTGCAAAATCAGCAGATGCAAATGATGCAGCTCCCTTTGCACTTGTTGTAGCATCGTCTATTGAGATTGTAATTGAATCTGTTCCTACTGTAGTATCAATGGGATTAGTACCAGTAAATGTAAGAGTGTCACCTGTATCAAAAGAACTAGTAGAGCCGGTAT